AGGGGGCAGATAATATGCCTGTTAGAATGCAACCTACAAGCGTAATAAAAGCACATCTAGGACTTGAACCGAACGGAAGAATACAAAAGTATTTCACAAGTGAATGTGCGAAGGCAATGGATAAATACGTGCCAAAGGATGAGGGTAATTTAAGACTTTATAAAATCGAAGGAAATTATATTGTTTACGACCAACCTTATGCTAAGTATCAATATTATGGCATTCGTGGTGATGGCACACACAAAGTTCAACACTACACCACATCAGGAACTGGTCCTTATTGGGATAGACGAATGGTAAGTGTGGATTTACCTAATATCGTTGCTAGAATACAAAATAAATTTGGAGGTAAATAATGGCTGTTACTGATTATAGAATATCAAAATTAAGAAATTATCTATTTGACACAATTAATACTCTTACTACAAATAGAAATTATCAAATTAATGCTGATTTCTTGGGAGACGTCGATGATTTTTCATTAGATAAGATTCCAACTGAAAGCGTTGTTACAAAATGGGTAACTGGTGATGAAGTACATAGAGATGTTTACTCATTTAGAAGTCGTAAATCTTACAGTTTAGATTATATTAACAATTTAGAAAATATAGGTTTTTTTGAAGATTTTGAAAGAAGCATCAAATCTAATAATGACGAAGGCGTTTTGCCCGATATAAATGGTATTCAAAGTATTGAATGTTTGAATTGTGGAACATTGAATAGTGTTGATGGTACAGAAGCAATATTTGATATTCAAATACAAATTACTTATATAATAGATGAAGAACAGGAGGTAATAAGTCTATGAAAAAAATAATTGCTAAAAAAGATTTTGTTGTTGGCAATGAGATGATTATTGCTGGTGATGAAATTAAAACTAAAAATTATGATGCAATAGTTAAATTAAATGAACAAGGTCTTATCGAACCTCTTAACTTTAAAGATTTAGTTCTTATTAAAAGAGAACTAGAAAATCCTAATTATAAAAAAGAGGAGGTTAAATAATGGCACAAAGAAATAGATATGAATTTAGACACTATCTAAACACTGCTACTATAACAGGTGAAACTGGTAATGAAACTTGGAAACGTGAAGGAAAAGGCGTTGAATCTTTATCTGTAAGTTTTAATCCACAAATTGATACTTACAAAGATATAACAAGTTCAACTGCTTCTAATACATTTCAAAACTATCAATTAAGTTCATCAGTTAGTGGCAAGAGATGTTTTAGTGAAGACCCTATTTATGATTATCTAGATAATTTAAGAAGAAAAGCAATTGCTGCTGAATCACAAATTGTTGAAATTGATACAGCTAAAACAAATGGAACTGCTGGTAATTATCTTGCAGTTAAATATGATGTATTAATTACAATTAACGAGTGGCTTGGCGAAAATGCTACAATTTCTTATGATGTAAATTATAGTAATCCTAAAACTGGAGTTGCCACTATAAGTGGTGATACTATCTCATTTGTTGAAGATGGTGGAACAAGTTTATAATAAAACCTTATGAGGGTTGAGGGGATACACCCTCACCCTTATTTTTAATTTAAAGAAAGAGAGATGTGAATAATAATGAAAGACAATTATATTCAATTAGGAGAAAGCAATGTGTTAACATTGAAAATAAAAACTGATAAAGGGGAATATACAGGTGAAGAATTAACATTTGATTTAGATGACCCAGATTTATTATTAAGATATCAAGATTTAGTAGAGGCAGACAAAAAAAACTGGCAAAATACTAGAAATAAAATTTTAATAATAGAAAAACAACAAGACCACAAAGGCGAAAAGTTGTTATCATCTAATGAAGAAGCTAAAATACGTGCAACAAGCGAATTTTTTAAAGAAGAACAAAAAATATTTGATATGTTTCTTGGCGAAGGTGGCACTGAAAAATTATTAAATGGTCGTAAGTTTAGCTGGACTACAATGGCAGAAATTAAAGATATTATAATTAAGCAAATAGCACCATACTTAGAAAAAACTATGGATAAAATTACTGAACAAGTAAAAAAAGAATATGGTGATGTATTTAATAATGAAAATGAAGTGTTGAAATGAATTATCCTGAATACGTAGAAGTAAATGGAAGAAAATATAAGATAAACACCGATTTTAGAGTTGCGATTAAATGTAATCAAATTGCAGAAGATGAAAATATAAATGATTTAAAACGCGGTTTAGCGGTCATTTGCACGCTATTTGGTAAAGATAGTATGAATTATCGAGAAGACTATGAAAAGTTGTTAGAAATGGCTAAAAAGTACCTATTATGTGGTAAAGAGCAAGAAGATACGCAAGATAAAGAACCAGATATGGATTTTGCTCAAGATATGGATTATATTGAAGCAAGTTTTATGAGTGATTTTCATATTGATTTGGAAAAAGAACAAATGCATTGGTGGAAATTCATGAAACTTATGAATGGATTATCAAATAGTGAATTTGGTAATTGTTGTATTTTAAATAATGTTAGAAATTTAAGAAATGCTGATTTAAGTAAAATACAGGATGCAAAACTAAAAGAAGAAATGAGAAAAGCAAAAGAACAAGTAAGTTTACATAAACATAAAAAAGAAAGAGAATACACAGAAGAAGAACTTGCTAATATGGATGCTTTTGATGAAATAGAATTATAGAAAGGAGTGATTCTATGAGAAGTGATGGAGAAGTTGTAATTAGCACAAAACTTGAAACAAGTGATATAGACAGACAAATATATTTACTAGAAGACAAACTTGAAGGTTTAGAAGAAGAATATAATGTTCTTAAAAAAACAAAACCATTTGAAGGCCAAAACGAAGAATTAATAAAATTAAATAAAGAAATTATAACTACAAAAAAGCAATTAAAATCATTAAATAAAGAAAAAAAAGAATTTGCTAAAATAGATGGTTTCAATGGTATTGGTAATGCTATGGAAGGCATTATAAGAAAAACTGTTAAATGGGGATTAGCAATTTTTGGAGTTCGTTCAGCATATAGTTTTGTAAGACGTTCTATAAGTACAATTTCACAATATAATAAACAAGTCGCCGCAGATGTAGAATATATAAATTATGCACTTGCAACGGTACTAGAACCACTTATAAAAGGTATAATAGATTTAGTTTATAAATTGCTTGCTTACGCAAATTATATAGCAAATGCTTGGTTTGGTATTAACTTATTTGCAAAAGCTAGTGCAAAATCATTTGCTAATGCTAATAAAAATGCAAAAGATTTAAAGAAAACATTAGCTAGCTTTGATGAATTAAATGTTTTAGGCGATAATAATGCTAACGATTCATTATTACCTAGTTTTGATTTATCAAAAATAAAAGATATACCTATTCCTGACTGGGTAAAATGGGTAGCAGACCATAAAGATTTATTTAAAATGCTTGGTGAAGTCCTTTTAATAGCATTTAGTGCAAGCGTTATTTCAAAAGTTTTATCTAATATTGCAATGTTATTTGGTATATCTGGTGGAATGGGTTTAATTGGATTAAGTGAAATATTACTTTTAATTGCAGCACCTATTGTTATATATTTTGCAGCAAAAGGTATAAAAGAAGTAATACAACAAACAAATGAATTAAATGATGCTATTAAAGAAAACACAAAAGCAAGTGAAGATTCAAAAAATTCACACAAAAAATATACAGATACTTTAATAGATAAGTTAAAAGCAGATAAGTTAAACGAAAAACAAATAGAAAGTGCTACAAATTTTTTAATAGAATATAACAAAAAACAAGAAAATATGATAAAACTTACAAGCGAACAAGAAACTTGGCTAACAAAATTAACTGGTAGTTCAAAGGAAACTCAAAAACAATATGAAAATATGCGAGATGAACTAATGAATAATATTGATGCGTGGAATGAATTAACAGCAGCGGGGAAAACAACCAAAGAACAACAAGAAGAATTTAATATGACAATGTGGGATAATATATATGCGTTAGAACAAGCTGGAATAGATGTAACTGAATTAAAAGAAAAATACCAAAAATTAAGTGGCACAAAAGTAAATGTAAATGTTAATACTTCGAAAGCGACAACTGCATTAGAAAAAGTATTAAATTTGTTAGATAAAATATTTAATACGAAATGGAAATATCAAGGTAATTTTAGCATTTCAACAGGAACTGCTGGTGGTGGTGGTTCTGGCGGTGCAATACATACTGGGGGTATAATTTATCACAAACTTCCAAAACTTGCTTCTGGTGGAATTATAAATATGCCAGGTCGTGGTGTTCCACTTGGTTCAGCATACGGTGGTGAACGTGGAATGGAAGGTGTCATCCCATTAACGGATTCACAACAGATGAGTTTACTTGGTGAAGCAATTGGAAAATATATTACTGTAAATGCGACAATTATAAATTCAATGAATGGCCGAGTTTTTTCAAGAGAATTACAAAAGGTGCAAAATGACAGCGATTTTGCATTTAATAGATAGGAGTGATATAATATGTTTATAAACAAGGATAGTATACAAGTCAAAATAAGTGGTATGAATGATTATATATCACTCGGACAATATTTAACTGAAGCAAAATTTGGTTTTTATAAAATTTGGAGTTCAGATACAGGAAGAAATACACTTTCTGGAAATATGAGTGGAACATTAAAAGGAATATTCCCAAAATTAATATTACAATTTAAACCACTTACTAAAAGTGAAATGGAATTAATTACACCAATATTAGACAGTGCAAGGCAAAGTGTTAAATATTATGATTCTACTAAAAAAGCAACAATTGAAATGACAACATACACAGGTGATTATGAAATAATAAATAAACATATAATAAGTGGCAACGTAAAAAATGAAGGTTTTAATTGCTCGTTCATAAGCACAAAGAAAAGGTCGTGATTTATGAAAACACATACAAATGATTTTAAAAACAATATAAAAACATTTGGTAGAGAAATCGACGCTAAAATCACATATACATTAAATAGTGAAACGATAGAGTTAGGTGCAGAAGAACTTAACTCTGTTGTTCCACACTATGAGGGTGCTATCTTAAAATCAGTTATGAAACAACTTGATTTAGACAGTAACGTAGATATGCCCTTAAATACCGTTTTAAACGTTCAATTTGGGGTGAAAGTTGGTAACTCGTATGAATATATTAACTTCGGTAATTACGTCGTATATAGTAGTGAAAAACAAGAAGATACGAGCAGTTGGAAAATAACTTGTTATGATAAAATGCTTTATAGTATGAAAAACTACGCAGGTTTGACTGTTAGTTACCCAATTACTATAAGAAATTACCTAGCAAGTATATGTAGTTATCTAGGAATAGGTTTTGCAAATGCTAGTGATACATTCGCAAACTATGATAAAGAAATAGAAAAAGAGTTATACTTAGGCCAAGGTTATACATTTAGAGATGTACTAGACGAAATAGCGCAAGCGACGGCAAGTACAATTTGCATAAATAATAGCGATAATTTGGAAATTAGATATATAACTGATACCAGCGACACAATAGACGAAGATTTTTTAAAAGATGTGAACGTAAACTTTGGAAAGAAATACGGCCCAATAAATAGTATCGTATTAAGCCGAAGCGCTGAAAGCGACAATGTTTATTTACGAGATGATGAAAGCATAGAAGAAAACGGGTTGTGTGAGATTAAAATAGTTGATAACCAAATAATGAACTGGAACGACCGTGCAGATTATTTGGAAGATATACTAGACCAATTAGATGGATTAGAGTATTACTTAAATGATTTTTCAAGCCCAGGTATTACTTACTATGATTTGTGCGATAGATACAATGTAAGCATTGGCGAAAATACTTATTCTTGCGTTATGC